CCGCAAATTCCTCCTCTGCAGACATTCTCTTACATATGAGACGTGTCGAAGAAGAGTATAGAACTGCTCAGGAGGAGTTCGTGCACGCCAACAGTGCATCCATAGAAAAGCTCATTTGGTCGAATGCACCAGAGACGCCAGCAGAACATGATTGTACACTCGAGGGCTTAGTCAGAGAGCTCCTCGAAATCAAACACAAGAAACAAAACTTGCGCAAAGAGGGTCACAAGACCATACATGAAGAGGGCATGGCCCACCTAGATAATTGGTGCACACGCGCCGAGGCCAAGATGAAACCTGACGAATTCGCTAAGGCGAAGAAGTTCGGCAGGATGATCATTGATCTCGGGGTTGCTGCGTCACTACAAGGTGGCATGTATTCTGCTTACGCCAAGCACATGTTAGGGCGTGAGTTGATTCACAACTCATGTCTTTATGTGTTTCTCGCCGAAGCGACAGATGACCTTATCTGTCACTACCTTCTCATGATGTATCATGGTGATGGCCGTTATCGCGACATATTTCTCGTTTTCAGTGATGACGCTTGTTACTCCGTAAGGCGTAAGAACGTTGTCTTACTTGGAAATTTAGATATCGCCACATGCGACGCATCCCACACCCCTGCCATGTTAGACATGTGCCTTAAAGTGCTGAAATTCCCTCCTGATGTTGCTACAGCCTTGCGCAAGCAGATGCTTAGTCCTCTTCGCGTATATTCTAGAAAAGAGAAGGGCCAAAAACCACACCGGATCACTATAGTGCCGAAAGTTATGTATTTGCCTAGTGGCATAACCATAACCACTTTGGTCAATTGTGTGGCGTTGTTGTGTATATTTTGGTCCGTTATTCATTCTGATATCGAAACGAGCGACGACATTATTGCCGCAGCAGCACGCGTGGGCTATAAACTTACTTTGGAGCAAGTTCACAAACCTGAAGACTATCAATTTCTAAAACGTTCCTTATGTAAGGACTGCTTTGGGGATTACCACGTCACTCTCAACCTCGGAGTTATTCTTCGCGCTTCGGGTGTGTGCCGTGGTGATCTCCCTGGCAGAGGCTGTCACATGCGCCGAGCACTTGAATTTCAACGTGCCCTCATGAGCGGCCTCCTGAAAGGAATTGATTGCCCCGAGTTGGAACGCTTAAAACCCATAGCTAAGGACATTCAAATCTCAACCGCGCATCATTCTTATACTACACTTGCATCGACTACGACCGTTGCTCATTCGTACACCTTGTACGATCTAACCCGTCGTTACTCCCTATCTTCTCATGAAGTTTCAGAACTCGAGCATGGTATGCTGTCATCAGGCTTCGGTCAGATAACGCACTCTTCTGCCGTCGAGAAGATTCTCATGAAGGATTATGGACTTTCCTTGCC